GTCGAATGCCGTTGGCTCCACAATGTCGCCATCAGCGTCAATCACTCCCATCGAGTTGACGAACGCCTCAACGATTCCCTGCGTATCGTCAATGGCTTTTGCTTCCGAGATTAGAGTCTTGGTAATCATGGGGTCACTCCTATCCACATATTGGAGTTATGCTCAAGATATGTTGAGAGGCCGCTGATGAATCTGTCATCGGTGACATCCACTTCTTCTTCGGCGAAGTCGTATGTTTCCCCATCTATGTCAACGGACGACATGACGGTGACGACGCCTTCGGTCTTTATCTCATCGAGCAAGATAGCCAATTCCGAATTCTCAGTCTTGTAATCCCAGCCGTCTGAAGTCCAGTCGATTGTGCCAATAACGACAGCCAGATCACTACCCTCCGATCTCGGACGCTTAATCTGAATCGGCATTATTAACTCCCTGCGCGTATTTGCTGAATGGACGCGGGTTTATCCTTAACTAAATACTTCCTCATGATCCGCAACAAATCGTCGTCCACTCCCTTGAATTTGCTTGGCGACTGCATGGCCCACTTGAATCCCTCCGCGACATATTCATCAATGTTGCCCATCCCATAGTCGGTGACCGTTCCTCGGATGCCAGGATTCTTAAATGTTCTGCCCTGCCGCTCAAAGGTGTATGGCTCCGTGTGCCGCTTCTGGGCGGCGGCAAACGCCTTTTGGCATTCGTTCCAGAATTTGTTCGCTTTGTCTTTGCCCACCATAGCGACCATGTGTTTCGGGGTCATTAACTGATGTCCAATCTCATGCGACATCGCATACTCAATCGAAGTATCCGAAACCCTGATCGTGTCTTTGGCTGGACTGTAAAACCCGCCTGCCTTCATCGGCTTGCCTGTCCTCGGATCGTGGAGATTAAATAAACGGCTTTTTCGACGCAGGATCGTGGGCGCAGACTTGGGCGTTTTGGCGTACAACTTCGCGAGATATGCGCCGAGGTCGCCCTTCATATTGACCGCTGTATATCGGATATTCGCGACGGCCTCGCCGCTGAGATTAGGGTTGACTCCTGGCCCCAATTTGACTTCAGGATTCCACGCATCCGCTTGGAAGTCTGGGCTGAACGGGTCTGCCCTATCTACCGGAGCGTCTGGCATCGTTGGCACATCTAATGCCGCCTCGTCCGGCTGATAGCCTCTCGGCATTGGCATCCAATTAAGAGTTCCGTTCGGGTGGTCGTCGATGTTGTGGGCGTCTGCAAGTTGGTAAATCTGCCCGTGCCGTTCAGCGCATGTGCGACCAAACGGATCGCCAGGATCAACGTAGGTGTCGTCCGCGTCTCCGTCCACATCGTCGGCCTGGACGTACATCATGCCCTGCGTCTGGTAGTAGCCAATCGAGGATTGGTTCTGCGTCCGCATCGTCTCGGTTCGGGCAATCAGTCGCGCTCGATTGTCCGTCTCAGTGAGTATCGAGCGGAGGCCAGGGAAGTTATCGTCGGGAACCCCACGGGCCAGTTGCTCGATGGAGTATCCGCGCTCCAAGGCGATCTTCACGCCAGTGCCAATGGCTTTGGAGGTTGTGCGGTGTATCATCTGCGCCCTTGCTGGTGCGGTGTTCAATATGCGCTGAATAACTGGAAGTTTTTCGCTCCAGTCCAACTCTCCCGCAACGCCAACGCTTGAGATGGTCTGGAATGTGCGCTTGCTGGCTTTGGCCTGTGCCGCTCTCAGGATGTCGCTCAGGTTTCCGGTTTCCAGAGGAGGCAACATATCCTCAACGTCGAACGGAAACGTCTTCATCTCATCGGTCTGGCGTTCCATATGACGGCCCAGGATGCCGTCAACGCGATTGCGGATGCCTCGGAAGTGTCGACGTAGCTTCGCCGCCAGAGCGTCCGTCTCCTCCTCGCGCTCCTCAAGTATCCGGCGTTGGAGGATTCGGCCACGGGGAGCGACGGACGGGGCTTTGAACTCCACCGGAGCGGAAATCGCGGCCTCAACGGGCGCGACTTCGACGGGCGCGGCCTCAACCGCAACTGTGGCAGATTGGCCCTCGGCGACCTCGAATATGGAAGACGGGATTCGCCGGACGCCGCCGTCAGCCACGGCCTCGAAACCCAACTCCTCCCGCGCCTCGTTCAAAGTGACAAGGCCACCAGCAAATAACGCAGTTATTCGCGCAGAAGCCGCCGCCGCATCGTCCAGAACAGCCCTCATCGCCGACCAATCCACCGCCAGCGTCTCGTTGCCGCCGTACTCGGCGAATAGGTTTCGATTGAAATAACGCAGTATTCGCGCAACGAGCGGCTCCAGTGTCTCGGAGTGGAACGCCAGACGCGCCTCGCGGTAGTTGCTATACGTCGAGCGTTGCAGGCCGACGTTCGCTCCTACCAGGATCGGAGGGACGCCGAACACCGCACAGATGCGGGATTCGGTGAGGTTGTGGAGTCCTTCAAGAGCCATATCTTTCGGAGAGTTTGACATCGGCTGATACTCGGCGTCGTCGTCCAGCACGGCGATCCGGTGGAAGTTATTGGCCCCGCCGAACTGTGAACGCCATCGCGCCCGAATGGTGGACGCCTCCTCCTGGGAGGTTAGGCGTCGCTTGACCTTGAGCAAGCCGCTGGGAACTCCGGCGTTTTGGAAATAAACTTTGGCGAAGTCGGTCATGTTCAGATCAAGGTTGACTGTGCGACTCAAGACCTGGAGAGGCGACAGCCCGTAAATATCCCCGCCAGGATTCGGGAGGGCGAGGTGGCACATATCCCGAACGTCGATGGAATACTCCACGCCGCCCACGGTGTAGATATATCCCCTCGCCCCGTAGTCGCCTGGAACAATTGCCACGCGATCAGGGCGCAGTAGATACAGGGCGTTGACCTGATCGTTTCTGCCCCGTTCCTTCACGGCGTAGGCGTTGCCAGCAACCATGAGAAACGTAACCAATCGCTCGATAAACGAATACCAGTCGGTGTGCGGGTTTGGCGTAGTGATGAGGTCGTAGAGCAAGCCGCTCCCAACCTCGACAATACCGCCGTCACGGGATGGGGCTGTGATGTGGTATTTGGGAGTGGCGGCAGAGATCGACAGTTCGCGGATGCAGGCGTGGACGATCTCGTTTTTGGCGTAGCCCTCGGAGGCGAAGTTCGCGTAATTAGCGTCAGGATATGACGCGATCCCCGCGCCCATATTGAGCGGAACCGTCGTCGACAGTTCGTTCTGTTTAGTGAACCAAGTGTCCCAAAAACCCAAAGCGGCCTCCTCCGGTTCGGACACTCACCGGAATAGGCCACCAGATACCAAGATACCATCGGCAATTAGTTGCCGTCAAACTTCGATTGTTGGCAAGCCTTCGTCTCTGCGGTTGAATAAAATCTCCAACTCCTCCGAATAACGACGCAACATGAATAACGCAGTATGCTCGTTGTGAAACATCTTCGGCAATGCAAGGTCGACACTCATCGGCGTTGTGTCTGTCTTGACACAGTACGCGCCATGTTCGCCAAAGAAGGCCAGAATCCCGAAAAAATCCTCGTCCATCGCCATGCTAAACCTCGTTCCTCGTCTTGCATCGGCGGCAGACGATCACCGTCCCTGGCGCGGCCTTCTCTGCGAGGAGTTTCCCGCAAGTCCCGCACCTGAGTTCCTTGAGGATCAATTTGCCCCCTCTGGTTGACAACTGTTAACACATTGCCCAGAGCGACGGTGTAGTCGCTGGCCTGACTCTATCACCATACCCCGACCCCTGGCGCGTTCGTCCGGCCATGCACAGCCAGAGCGAGAGCCATCACGCAATCGTCGTGCGTCCCCTCTGGCGCGGAGTACCTGACGCCCGTCCTGGTGTACTCAAAAGCGAAGGCGTCCAGTTCAGAAACTATCGGCCCTTGCGGATACCGCACTTCCCCTGTCTGGATGGCTACCGCTAGCCCTTCCATCAACTTCTGCTTGCTCGACGATGAAAAATGATAGCCCTCGACGTTCGACAGCGTTCTTTGGAGGCGTTCGACGATGGGGTCGCCAACTCCGGTTGAGTCCACAATCGCAGGGATCGCGCCGACCTCCTGGGTGAGCCGCCGGACAGTCTCCTCCCAGGGCCACTGGT